AGGACAACCCGATGTCGAGCTGGAAAGGGCGCCAGGGTATCCACTGGGTTGTGCGCAAGCCTGACGCACGGTTTCTGCGTGCGGTGCTGGTCGACAGCAACTACTGGAAGTCACAAGTTTACGATTCGCTCCGAGTTCCTCTGACGCATCCTATCGCGCTCAGGTGGTACCAGGAGGGACAGAGTTATCACCAGATGCTCGCCGACCATTGCTGCTCCGAACGGGCAGTGAGGGTGGAAAGCCGAGGGAGAAAGATCGATGAGTGGGACCTCAAGCCGTCGCGCCCAGACAACCACCTCTGGGACTGTGTCGTCGGGAATACCGTCGCCGGAAGCATCTGCGGACTCCGACGCAAAGGACAAGTCGTCCTCAGACCGCAACCCAAAAAGAAGCGTACGATCAAGCTTTAAGCCGAAGGAGACTTCGGTGGTGGTGGAGCTGCCCCGGTGCCCGAAGTGTGAGTCCACTTCGCTGAAGTTCCTGCGCAAGAAGATGAAGCATGTCATGCACCCAGGACCCGTGAAGCATCTGGTCAAGAACAGACTGGGCGAATCCGTTCCCTACGACACCGTTTACGTGTCGCTCCACGAATGCCAGAAGTGTGGCCGCAAGCTATTTCTGAAGCGCCATATGTACGAAGGAAACGAAGTTCCCCACACGACCAGTACTAAGTAAACTGCCCAAATGACCTGTGCTGTGAATAAGGCAATCCATACCGTGGAGGCATGGCATGCCAAAACACCACACAGCAGGATGCCGAGATTGAGCAGCTGCTCGACCTTGGCATTTACCGTACCTACACCGACGGCACTGGCGTCGAGCACAATCTGGGGATGGTGCAGCAGCGTCTGCGTGAGAAGCAGCAGCTAGACCCGGCTCGGGCGCTCTGTCAGACGACGCGGCCGAGTGTCATGAATGCCAGAACTCCATTCCGGGGGTTCTAGCATGACGTGGCTCCCCAGTTCGCTGGCGAATGCGGTGTCTCGTACGGGCGGGCTCTTCTTTGATGCCCTGAAGGATGGCGGTAGTCGCCGTTCGCTTCCCTCATCGCGATTCAGACAGGCCGACCGCAAGCTGGCGAACTCTGATCGTCGGACGCTCGACGTCAAGCTCCAGACTGCGGTCGACAACTTCAGTCTCGCGGTGTGGATGGTCAGGGTCCACCTGAACCACGTCGCCGAGATGCAGTTCAAGGCGAACACCGGCAACAAGGGCGTCGATGATCAGCTGGACAAGTTCGTCCTGGACTGGTCGAGCCGGTTCAACTGCCATGCTCAGCGGACTCGTAGCCTTCCAGAGCTGATCCGCGCCATCGAATACACGCGGGTCTGCTATGGCGATGTCTTCGTCATCAAGATCGGCGGGACCGGCCCGCAGCGAGGCAGCTTGCAGATCATCGAGCCGGATCGCGTAGACGAAAGCACGCTACCGCAGCAGGCCACGTCTACCTTCAGCGACACGTCCACATCGCGCGTGGATGACTGGCCCTGGTTCGGTGGCATCAAGGTTTCGCCGACAGGCATACCCTCCGCGATCTGCGTCAATCGTCGTTCGCGGGAAGGGGACATCGTCTACGAGCGTACCGTCTCCGCACAAAATTACGTCCAGTTTTCGTACTCCGATCGAGTCGATCAATACCGTGGCGTTAGTCCACTGGTGGCAGGAATTAACTCCCTCGAAGACATCTACGAGGGGTACACGTACGCGCTGAAGAAGCTGAAGGTGGCTCAGGCCCTGGCGGCTGTCATTACGCGCGACGCGAACATCGGGCTGGGTGCTTATCCAGAGACTGACGGGAATGGCGATGGGATCCCCGATCGGGATTTCGCTTGGGACATGTCAGATGGCCCCAAGATCTTCGATCTGAATCCTGGTGAAGGCGTCAGTGTCATCCAGGGTACGGGCGACAATCTCGATGCGATTACGCTCATCAAAGCCATGACGCAGGTCACGCTGAAGTGCATGGACATCCCGATGTCCTACTACTCAGAGGACTTTTCGAACTGGTTTGGCAATCGTGCGAGCCGTATGCACTTTGAAAAGGCAGCTCGGCCCAAGCAACGCACGTTGATGTGCGGTCTCAATGAGATCCTGCGTTGGCGATTCGGCATGGCTGTGGCGGATGGTGAAATCGAACTCCCGGCCAGTATGGAATTCGAGGATCTGAGCTGGGAATGGGTTCCTGAAACCTTTGGCTGGTTCGACCCATTGAAAGAGGCTCAGGGCATGCGAGCCATGGTCTCTGCCGGCTTCGACTCGCCCGTGGACATCGCGAAAGCAAGCGGTCGTGACTGGCGCAAGATCATCGACGACCGGGCCATGGTCGAGGAATACGCACGGAACCTCGGTGTGAATCTGGATTACTCCATGGGTTCTAGCTCGTCAGCCGCTGTGGAGCAGCCTCAGGCCGAGGTCGAGGACGAGGATCCCAACGACGAGATGCCCACAGATGAAACACCGGACGAAGAGTCTGACGACCAACCCACAGAAGAGGATGAGGACGATGAGTGATGAACGAATCCCACGAGAAGCATGCTCATTCGCTGCTTCAGAAGTCAACATCTCCACCAACGGAGAAGGCGCCAAGACTGCCCCGGTTGAACTCGTCGCACGTTCGGCACAGCCGATTGATCACGCCTACTGGGGACGAGTGGTTCACGACACTTCAGGCTTCAGCGTGGGTGCCCGTGGACGAATCCCAATTGACTATGAGCACGACGAAGTTATCGGTTTTGCCAATCACTTCGAACTCAACGAGCACAAAGACCTCGTCATCCGAGGAACGCTAACGCCGGGCAAGATGCAGGAAGATCGTGCGCTCGATGTCATCGAGAAGGCGCGTCTTGGCGTGCCGTACGAAGCCTCTGTGAATTTCGGAGGCACTGGCATTGAAGTCGAGCGTGTAAAGCCAGACGAGACCACCGAAGTCAACGGATATGTCTTCGAGGGTCCAGGTGTTGTTATTCGAAAGTGGCCTCTAAGAGGGGTCGCTATCTGTGCGTACGGCGCGGACCAGTTTACGTCTGCCGCCTTTAATCAAGGCGATACGGTCGCCGTTACTTATTTGGAGCAAGGCATGAAAAGTCTAGCTGAAATCGAACAGGCGATCGAACGCAAGGTTGTCCTAAATCAGACAGTCGAATCGGAGGCATCTCCTGTGGAGGATGCTGTGGAAGAGGAAGCTGAGGTCGATACGGTGGAGTCCGTGGAAGAGGCAGAAGTTCAGGTAGCGCCTGAGGCTGTCGCGACTGCCGACGTGGATACCGAGTTGTCGCAGCGCAAAGCGACTGGCGGTCAGTTCATGAAACTGTTTGGCCAGGAACAAGGCGCTGTGTATTTCGCTTCGGGCATGTCGCTGCAGCAGGCAACGGAAGCTCATCTCCTGCACCAGGCAACAGAGATCTCCAATCTGAAGAAGCGCCTCGGCGCGGCCAAGAATGCTGGTGGAGAAGAGACCGCGCTTTCTGGAACGGCACCCAAGGCTAAGAAGAAGCCCCTGGCGATCGCCGACCCCTTCTAGTCGAGTCGGCCGCCTAACCATAACAGGAGCCATTGAATCATGGCTGAAGCTCTATTCACGTTGCCACAGTTGATTACGATCAACGACCGCAACTTAGCGGACGTGGAAGTCCCTAACTTCCTAAACAATTCTCCATTCATGCGTACCAATGCAGCCACTTTGGCTTCGCATGATACGCTCCATAAGTGGCTGCGTTATGCCAACCCAACGGTTGGTTTTCGTCAGCCGAATAATGGTCGCGAAGTACAGGTCAGTGTGGACACCATGGTCCAGACTGATTGCCAGATCATCGACGGTTCGTTCCGTACGGATCTGGCGTTAGTTCGCGAATATAACAAGGGTGGTCAGGCGGGTTGGCTCAATCGCGAGTTGGCTCGTCACCTGGATGCCATGATGTTCCGCTTGGAACAGCAGGTCTTCCAGGGATCCGGCCTGTCCGTAGCGCCAGCTCTAGGTTTCGACGGTTTCCCCGACGAGACCACGCTGCAGAC